CGCCAGTTTCTCCTGTAGCACCAGTAACACTCGCACCTGTAGCTCCAGTTACGCCTGTGGCGCCAGTTGCTCCAGTTTCACCAGTTACGCCTGTAGCTCCAGTTACACCAGTAGCGCCGGTTACGCCTGTGGCGCCAGTAACACTCGCACCTGTAGCTCCAGTAACACTCGCACCTGTAGCTCCAGTTTCACCTGTAGCACCGGTTACGCCAGTGGCGCCAGTGGCTCCAGTAACACTCGCACCTGTAGCTCCAGTTACGCCTGTGGCGCCAGTAACGCCTGTAGCTCCAGTTTCACCCGTAACGCCTGTAGCGCCAGTAACGCCTGTGGCGCCAGTGGCTCCAGTAACACTCGCACCAGTAGCTCCAGTTACGCCTGTGGCGCCAGTAACGCCTGTAGCTCCAGTTTCACCAGTTACGCCTGTGGCGCCAGTAACGCCTGTGGCGCCAGTGGCTCCAGTAACACTCGCACCTGTAGCTCCAGTTACGCCTGTGGCGCCAGTGGCTCCAGTAACACTCGCACCTGTAGCTCCAGTTACGCCAGTAGCGCCTGTTTCTCCTGTGGCGCCAGTAACGCCTGTGGCGCCAGTGGCTCCAGTAACACTCGCACCTGTAGCGCCAGTAACGCCAGTGGCACCAGTTACGCCAGTAGCGCCTGTTTCTCCTGTAGCACCAGTTACGCCAGTGGATCCAGTAACACTCGCGCCTGTAGCGCCTGTAGCGCCTGTAGCACCAGTAACGCCTGTGGCGCCCGTTAAACCAGTGGCTCCAGTAGCGCCAGTAATACCTTGACCGGTAGCACCAGTGACGCCAGTAGCACCAGTGGCGCCCGTTACACCAGTAGCGCCAGTAGCGCCTGTGGCGCCATCGATACCATCTAAATTTACATTATAAGTTGCATTTCCAAACGTCCCACTTCCAATATTAGCGATTGATCCTATAATCATTGCTCCTGTTCCACTAGTATAGCTAGTAACTGTACCCTCAAATCTAGCGGTGCTATCAGTTTGTTTTACTACAACTACAGAGTTTCCAGTAATATATGCTAATCCAGTACCTACTGTAATTGAAACACTTTCACCAATTACAGGAGACAAGTTAGCAGTTCCACTCGTGTTATATCTATCACCAGACAATCCAGTAGCGCCCGTGGCGCCGGTAGCGCCTGCAGCCCCATTTCTACCAGAATTACCTTGTTTCCCTTTGGGACCAGTGGCGCCAATCGCGCCAGTCGCACAACAGCTTTTCACTTCAGCATGTTCATTATTAACATTAAATCTCGCATTATTATAAAAGCCTCTTGGCAATGTTTTCTTCACATTTTTACTAATATTTTTTAAAAGAGTTGTTGAAACAGTCCAAACCATCTTCTCATCAATCATTTCTATTTTTTGTAAAATGAACGCATAATTGTAGATTCCAATTTGCATTATCGTAGTTGGTTGAAATGGTAAATTTTGATTGAATAAATAAATAAAATATTCTAAATTTTTATTATAAATCAATCTTTGTGAATAATTATTGAGAAATGTTTGAATGAATGTTATTTTATCAATCTTATAAAAAATAATTGAGTAATTATTAGTACTCTTTTCCTCAATTTTAATGTTCCCATTGAAAATTTGATTCAAATATGATTTTGCACTAAGTGCTTTTTGGGTTCCTTGTAATAATGTTAGATTCCCTATATCAAACCTTGCATTACTTAGAGTACCTGTTTTTAATCCATTTGAAAAAGTAGTACTCTGATTTTTTATCAATTTTGTTGACACATTCCAGTGCATTTTACCTCCCGTATAAGTAGCCTGTTCTATAACAAATGCGTACTTTTTCTTATCAATGTAAACTGTTGCGGTTGGCTTAGTTGAATTTTTATTAAAAAAATTTACCCATTTACTTGGTTCTTCATCAAATATTGCTCTTTTTTCTCCATCATTCCCACTAACTTGATACAAAGTTAAAACGTCCATTTTATTAAAAGAAATACGATACCCATCTGGACAGATATTAGTAATGCAACAATCTGCATAAAAAAATTGATCAAACTGTGTGACTGAAAAATTCGTAATTAAATTTTTTTTTGACATTTATTATATTATACAATATAATAAAATCTCACTCTTTGCTAAATAATTTACGTAAATTTAGAAAATATTTTGTAAGTAATATATTATGGAGGCTAATAATAATATTGTTTTTCCCCCCGAATAGTCCTGTTTTTCCAGTTCCAGAGTCAACTATTGAACAATGGCAAAAAGAATTTAGCGAACCGATTTTAAGTGAACCAGGTAATCCTTTCTCTAAAGGTGTAGTGTTTGCTGATTAAAGTTTATAAAAATTGAATTAAAAATTTGCTCAAATACCTAATAAAAAAATGCAAAGTGCAACTACAACGCAATTCACTTTTCAAGATTATACGTACTTGAAAAGTATAAAAGATTTTTTGATAGCAGAGCTTTGTTTCCCGGATAAGGTTGAACCCACAGAGGAAACGTTCGAGGATTTCAAAGATTTACATTTTATGAAATTAGTCAAAATACAAGCCAATTACGTTGGAAATATTGAAAATACAATTTATGCATCCATTGTTTTTGGATACATTTACTTTGTTATTATTGAAAATGGGACATTTTTGATGGATAATAATGAAATCTACAAATTTGTCGCTGATTACTTCAAGAAAATTGATCAAATGACAACAACGCAAAAAATTAAACATTTTATTTTTAGTCAAGGTTGTCACACAATTAAAAGTGTTACTTCACTTGCATTTTACATCGCATTGAAGAACCGCTGTTTTGAAGATGTTCGTAGAATGATTATTGAAAAATACGAAAAAGAAATTGATGGATACTTAATTCACGATGAAAAAATAGCGGAATTCTACGTTGATAGAGACAAACAGGTCTTATTGCGATATCACTCAAATGCTCAACTTTATCTCAAAATTATGGAGTACTTGTTTGACGAATTCATTCTGTTATTTGAACGTTCTTTTGAAAGAGATGAGACTATTGATGAAAATATGGAAAGAATTGTATTCTCCAGGAATTTTTGCAAGAATAAAGATATCAAGATTTATTGATAAAAATTGATTCATTTATTTTCTATGCTCGCTCCATAAAAAAATGATAAGCAAACAAACAGCGAGTAGAGAATTATTAATTCAATATATTATTTTAGCTGGGTTTTGGACACATGCAGCATTTTTATTAACAATGAGAAATGTTATCAATAAAGATGATTGTTCATTTGATGCTCGTATCCATTTTGACGCAGTAATTATATTAGAAATAATAGGTAATGTATTTATGACAATCGCAACTGTAAGTTTTAGCTTTTTATTAATGAATTATGATATGGATACAATTAGTGATAGAATTGACAAAGAGAATACTACTCGTTTTTTTCAAGGTTTCTCTTTTCTTTTCTACTTTGTTAATAGCATTATCACAAACATTGCTTTTTTCAAAAGCGATTATGTTATTGGTAAATTGGAAACTTGTTCAAATATTAACGCGGAAGTTGCCTATAGAACATTTACATTCTCCTTTGCTTGGATATTATTCCTACTTTATGCGTACATAACAATTGGAATATTATTTTTATTCTTTGTCACGATTATCATCGCAATTAAAGAATCAAATTTATTTATATGTGGTTGTGGATGGTTAAAGAAATATAGTTGTTTCTATTCTTGTAAAAGAGTATCTCCCATCAATGTAACATCACGAAACGATAGATGTATTCAAACGGAAAATGATATTGTTGTTCCAATCTCATCACTTAAAAATGAAATTAAGCCGTTTACATGCATAATTTGTATGGTGAATAACATTGATGCAATAATTGAGCCGTGCAATCATATGTGCATGTGCAAAGATTGCATAGGAAAGTTATCAAATAAGAGTTGCCCTTGCTGCAACAAACAAATTACAAATTTGAAAAATATTTATGTTTCTAATCTTCAAAATAATTATTATAAACAAAATCAAAAACAAAAATTGAATATTTTAAACACAATATTCTAGTAAAAAAAATGCTACCTTATCATTCAAAACATGGAAATATGTATTTTAACCCAGGTTTCAACAAACCACTCAATAAAAAAGCATTAGGTCGTATTGCCAAAAACAATTGGTTATATTTTAACGATGAATTTAATCAAAGTATCGATGAGATTGATGGAAGAACAATGTTCTTGAAATTAGGAAGAGAATTTAACCAGCCAATTAGTAGGACACCGCACTTTCTTCGTGGAATCATGTTTGGAAGTAGGTATAATCAACCCATTGAAAATCTTTCGAAACAATTACATTATGTTAGTTTTGGTAAGGATTTCAATTATCCAATTGATTCCTTGGGAGATTGGGTTGAAGAACTTGAAATAGGAGAACTAGATGGCTCTAATTTCATTCATCCAATCAATAATTTATCGTGTAACTTGTCGATATTCATATTAAGAGCTGGTCAAGCTTTCGATGAGAGTATTCATTTTGAAAAAGCAGTACACCTTCAAAAAATAATATTTGGAGGATATTTTAACCAGTTAGTAATTGGAGAAAACTACGAAATTGAAGAAATAGATGAAGAAGAAACAAATGATAGAATTTCTCAGGTTAGTCCAGTTATTCAAATTCCCAATGTATTCTTTCTTTGTCTTGGTTCAAATTATACTCAATCTCTAGATTTCCTCCCTGACTCTATCCAGTTTCTTTTTATTGGATATGATTATGGAAAATGGGAAGATCGCATTGATCCTCCAACGTATCCAGAAAAATATTTTAGGAGATTATCCACTGAATTAGATATTTCGACTATAACGAAATTACCAACTTCTTTGGGAAGTTTAAGAATTGCAACGAGTGAAGAAAATTTAATCGAATTGAGGAAAAGATTTCCTAATGTTCATATTGGAAACCCTGAATACATTAACATTGAAATACAACAATTTAAGGATTCATCAAATTTTGTTTGATTATTAAATTTATAATCCAATCTTTGAAAAAATTGAATATTTTCAATTTTATTTACTTTTAAACTATGTAATGGAAGATTGGATAAAAGACCAGATTAAATTTGGGCGAACAATTTGCCTTTATGATAAATACTGGAAACCAATTTATCTAATCAATCCAATCAATTACAATAAATCATTATTACATTTTATTCAAGATACTTTTGACCCCAACTCTAATCACCTCATAGCGGATAATAAAAATCTACGTTGTGGTGTTCCAGGATTTAATTTTTACACATATTTTCCCAATAAAAACAATCCTATGGAAATATTTGAAGTTTTCTCTTATTTTGAAGAAATAAATACTTTATTAAAAACACCACATTGGAGTCATCTTGGGAAAGAAAGTAGGATTTTTCCAGATGAAATAATGGATGATATTTGGCAAAAATTTTACTCAGATATTATTGTAGAGAGAATAAAGACTTTTTTCAATTTATTAACTTGGAAATTTGATAGATATTATAGAAATTATTATGTTTATTTACTCTTGTGCTGGATAGAAAAAAATTTTGATAATATTTTTTCAAGATTGATTTTAACAGATAATAATGTCAAGACATTATTTGGAATGATATATAATGAAATAATGGCAATAAAAAAGAGAAATTGCACATTTGAGGCAAATTGTCCCCAATTCAAGGAATTGTTTCGCAAATTTATGACAATTCTAGATACTTGTTGAAAAAATGAATATTTAATTTATAAAATATATGTTAATATAGAATGGAAGAACATTTATCGATATTTGATGACATTTACTCTATTAAAGATAATATTAGTGATGAAATTTTTTTGAAATTGAATAATAAAGTTCAAAAATTAATAAGTGAACTAAAAGAATGTAAAGCAAAATTAGTTGAATATGATGATGAAGATGATTTTTCTTCCTCACTTGGTTCCTCAATATCGTTGTATGATTCTGACTCTAGCTCATTATATGATGAAGAAGACAGAGATGATCATATTTTACCAGAAATTATCATCAATTTAGAAGCAAGTGAATTCCAAGAAGAAACAGAAGAAACCAGTGATGTTGATCTTGAAGAAGAAAGTGAAATAGAATTAGAAGGATGTCATTGTAGTGAAAAATGGATATTTCCATCTATGGATGGAGAAATAACAACCGATTTGAAATTCGATAAATATTTTTGTTTAGAGAATGAGGAAAGAATGAAAGATTGTGAAAATTTCAAGAAATTGATAGAAAAATTCCCTCTTTTGAACAATTTGTTTGCCAAACAAGAAATTCCATTCATTGATGCTCCAATGAATGAAGATTATGATTCCAAGTATGTTTCAATGATAATACGAATATTTTTATCAATTATATCTAAATTAAATTGTGATAAACATAGGGGTATAATGAAAATTGTCTTATATGATTACATGATTAGAAATAGTCGTTTTTTAATAGATAATCAAAATTTTACGAAAACAGCTCTAAAAATATTCGATGAATTTATTGAGAAAGAACCTTCATTTGTTACCTTAGCTATCGAACATAATGTAAATTATACAAAATGGCAAGAAATATTTAAGAATATTGTTATCAAATAGTAAAATCTAAAAATATAATATATGACTCATAATGTCTATGAAAGTCTTGAATCATCAAATGCTCTTTATAATCAACAATTTACACATCAATTAGCATCAACAAATCTTGACCAAATTTTAGCACAAGAGAAACAGAATGACACAAACATTTTAGCAATTAGTCAAGAAAATGAGTTGAATATGTAAAATTTATTTTATTATTATAAAATATAATGCCTCACTATAATCATCCTTTAGATGGTCCACTTCAACATAATTCATTCAATAATGTTGTAGGAGTTATTGGTCAGATCACGGAGAATAGTGTATCTGATTTAACAATTTTGGGCGAAAGAGATTTAGGAAATTAAATATTTAGATATTTAAGTTTATTTTAGATATTTTTATTTCTAAGATAATGTAATAATGGGACATCACGGTGGTAGTGTTTATCAGTCCGAAGAAGCTGGAGATTCTCTCTTCAACCAACAATACACTGACGAGCTTGGCTTGACCAATCTTGCACAGGTTCAGGCACAGCAGACTCAGAATGTTGTTGCTGGTCTTGCCGTTTCTGGTGAGAATGAGCTTCGTACTATTGCTGATGCTTAAGCAATAAGCAATGATAAATAATAACTTGTTTTGCAAAAACAATTTATTAAGATTGGAAAAATTGAATCATTTAATCATTAAGATTTACAACAATAAATGGAGAACCATTTAGACATTTTCAACGATCTTTATGCAATTAAAGACAAAATATCGGACAATGATTTCTTGGTTTTGAATAACAAAATTAAAAAACTTATTCAAGAGAATAAGGATTTACGAGATCAAAGAACAAATGATTCAAATGGCAAAGAAGAGGAAGAAGATGAAGAAATTGAAGAATATGAAGAATATGAAGTTGAAGAAGATGAAGAAGAGGAAGATCCTGACTATTTCTCAGTTCCAGGTTTATCAGTAAGAGATTTACCGCGTCCTGGTTCTCAACTAATAGAACATCAATGTCATTGTGAGAGAAAATGGGTATTTTCCTTAACAAATCGACCAGAAGGTGAATTATATAATTATTTTTGTTTTCAGACTGATCAGCAAATGCTTAATTGTTCAAATTTCAAAAAATTACTTGAATTGCTGCCTCATTTAGAAAATTTATTCCATAAAATTGATTTACCATTTGTGGAAGAACCAATCGAACAAGAATTTGCGAAAGATCAATTGATATTTACTGTTAGGGTTCTTTTATCAATAATTGATCAAATATCAGGAAAAAGAAGAAAGTCAATAATTACTTTTGTTATTTACGATTTATTGATAAGAAATGCGAATTTTTTGAGAAATAATCAAAAATTTCTTGAAGCTACTATAAGAAAAATGGATGAATTTCTTAGAGATGATGACTACATTTCTCTTGCTGAGTTACACTGCATAAACATTCAAAAATGGAAAGACATTATGACCAGTCTTATGTAAAATTATATTATAAATTCACTTATTTATTACTGGCTTTTTCTTTCTATCAGGAACGACACTATCAATTATGTGATCATACAAATGGCGATCTTTCTTGTCTTCATAAACAATCCCGTCACTTGTAAAAATCATTTTGGTTTCGTGTAATGGATGATAAGTCTTACTAAATAAGAATGTTCTATCATTAATCTTGTCATACATTACAGATTGTGAATATATTCCCATAATTTTAGGCAAGGGGATATTGATCAATGTTCGATAGTAAACTCCATAGGCTTCTAAGAATTCTATAGGATCATTATATGTATCTTTTATGTATAAAATACTAGTTTTTCTAGAATAATACATTTATATGCAAATGTGTCAAACTATAATTTAATCATTTTTTTATAATTACTCAAGTATTTTCAATTCTCCTCAAAAAATAAAATCTTGTTAGTCATATAACTCCCTAAGATTATACTCATTTTCCATTGCTTTTTGTATGGTATCATACTCAGCGAATATCTCAACAATGCCTTCACTGTCTTCATCTCTACATACTTTCTTGAAGTTTAGATTTGACAATCTCCACTTCCAATATAAATCAAGTTCATTTTTTTCACAAGCTTCTTCAAAAGAATCGCACAAAGGACAAGAACCATAACCGTTTGACTCTAAAATGAGAGCAGTCCAGCCTTTTGCACTAACAATGACAACGCCATAGATAGTACCACAATATTGGTCTCCTTCGTAAGTGTACTCTCTTTTAACAACGTTATTGAACTTGAAATATCTCGAATTTTTAGCCTCTCCAACAAGTGTTTGCTTCAAATCATATTTGTACCATGTCTGAAATTCCATTGGATGAAATATTTCGTCAGGTACGATATATGGTTCTTCATCATCACTTCGATGAGACTCGACTCGAGTACCATAACAATAATCTTCATCGTCTGAAGATTCATACTCATACTCATGTTTCTTGTCAATGTTCGCTAGAATATCAACTAGTTTTTCGAGATCAATGTTGTATTTGACTGTATCAGTTGTACAAGGTGGCAAAAAACGTACTTCAACTTCCGTTTTACTCTCCAAATTGTTTGGGACAATAAGAAGGTTCTTGTAATTCTTTGTGACTTTTAGTCCAAAGCCTTCAGCAGTTACGGTGTACCCCATCCCTCGAGCAATCGCTGGAATAAGGCGTAGGAATTCGTGTTCATTAATGGTTGGACAGGCTTTGTAACCTGCAATAAGAATTGATGTACTCATCTTTCAAAATGTGTTAAATAATATTTTTTTTTACCATCAATTTTCTTAAAAAAAATGATTTTATTAGATACTGTTCCAAATAGAATAAATGGACTTTTTGGAAGAGTATAATTACACTGTTTTACCAAAGAGGAGAGATAAACGTGAGCAGGGTAAAACATACATCCACATGAATATAAAAGTTAAATGGGATGGTGAAAAAATTCTTTGTTTTCACAATAAAAAACCACAAAGATGCATAATTTGCTATGGAAATCAATTATGTCCACATAATCGATCAAAAGAATATTGTAAAGAATGCAAAGGTATGATGATATGTGTCCATAATAAAGACAAAACATACTGCCTAATGTGCGATGGTCGCTATATATGTGGACACGGTATAAGTAAATATAAATGCTTTCCTTGTGGAGGTTCATCAAAATGCGAACATGGAAATGATAGATATTATTGTTATACGTGTGGTGGCAAAGGAGCATGTGAACATAATAAAAGGCGAAGAGAATGTAAAATATGTAAAAAAATATAATTATAAAAAAATGAATTTTAAATTTAATGTTTCTTTAATAACCAGCAATGTCACAAGTCAAGTGTTCTAGATGCTCTCAAATTGGTCACAAGAAAAACTCACCTTCTTGTCCTTTAAAAGAGGTCGCACCTGAACCAGAACCAGCTCAAGAACCAATAGTAGTTCGCTGGTCGAAGGAAATGGAACAAAGACTAGTTGAATTCGTTGATAATAGCGGTATTGAACCAAAATGGGAAGAAATCGCATTAGAGTTTGATAAAACAGAGGAAGCCTGTAAAAATCGTTATAGATCGTTGATAAGTGCAGAGGAGGAATTAGCTTCTAAATTGAAACGTGTAAAAGACGATGAAATTATGAGTATTTTATTAAAACATCAAAGTAAGTGTGAGGAATGCAGTAGAATACTCTATTGCGCTCTAAGAGAATGGAGAGGAGTTATGAAATGCGAGAAATGCTATTCCCAACATAGCCAAGAAATTGATGAAATTTGGAAAAAAATCGATGAATATGGGGAGGAAACACAGCTGAATTTTTGTGTTTTTTGCAAGATTCCAAAGAGCAATGATACTACATTCCATTTTGATCATATCAATATGTTTAATAAAGGTGATTCAATATGTTTAATGGTTAAAAGAGGTGATTCCATCGAGAAAATTAAGGAAGAGATTGGAAAATGCCAGTTAGTTTGCGAATCTTGCCACCATTTAATAACTCTTATGGAAAATACATATGGATTTACTAGATTGAAATCAAAAATTACTAAGGATTTCAAGAAAGATTTAATAAGTGAGAGTGAAGCTGTCGAGAAGACCAAAAAGAACAGTAAAATTTACACAAATAAATTTGAAAACAAAATTTACAATTTGATTGGAACAATCGCTAGAAAATAGTGATTTACGTGTTTGATAATTATAATTCCATGCATATAATCTCGATTATAGTGCTAAAAACATCTTGCTTATTCTTATAATAAACCTCGAGAACTAATTTCAAATGTATAATGTTCAATCAACAATTTTCAAAAATTATATCAATATCTTGTTTATTTTGTAGATAGCGGATCTTCAAGTCATTATCTGATTCTAAGAATCTTATAATTGCCAAGGTTATTTCATCCGGTAATCTCTTACGTAACATAGCAATACTTGAACAATATTTTCCAATCATTTTTCTTCCTTTGCAAATTCGATAAAATCTAATTATTTTATTCACTTTTAATTCTAACCAAAAATAATTATTTGTAAATTTTTTCATCATTTCGAAAATTTCGCGAGCTTCATTGCTATCCCCATCTAAAATAGCTCTTCTAACTTTACTATTTACCATATTTATTATTTTGGAAAAAGGACAATAAATTTTAGAGAAATCTAATATTTTCTCCATTTCTAAAATACTATCTGCATTTTTAATATACAATGTTCCAATCCAAAATGCGAATAGATATGCTCTTTGGAATTGCCAAATATTGCTATTTATATATCGATAATAGAAATTAGATATTTCTTGATTTAACATTCTAAAAAATTGGAGGCGTTCTTTCTTATTAGCATTCTCAAATTTTTCCATAAATAGCTTATCCCATTCTTTTATAAATTCACATTGTAAAGTAAAAATACTTATTTCCATTGATTTTAACTAATATTCTAATACAAAATAATAGAATAATTGCTTTAATTCATTTCAAGGAAAAATGCAACTAGAACTTCCATTTATAATCTGGTGATTTTGGGTGTAAGTGTCTGTCCAGTTATCAAACCTCATCCCATCGCCATAAGTAACTATATCATGATGTGTTTTTACTAATTTTCCATTCTGGAAATATTGAGAATCTATCTCGCAAACTCTATGTTGAGAGTCATACTTCACACTAACAGTTGAAGTGCACCCGTTGTTAGAAAGACCTAAACTAACGTCCATTTATTATAACAAATATTTTAACTTTCTAATAAAATAAATTATTGCATCTATTTATTTATCTTATAATAAGATCGTATTGTAAATCAGTATCTTTATCTAAGTCAATAAAATCTAATATATTACTTTTATCAATTAAGTAATCTAAATTTATATTTTTTCTTATTTTTCTCTCTTGTAGATCGTAAAAATATAAGTTATTACAAGTCCCAATGACTAAATAATTATTATGAACATTTAAATGCCCTACCCTATCCCTCAATTCAAATAATAGATATTCTTGGAGATTATCTGAATTTCCATTCCAGTCAATATAATCGATTGTAAAAATTAAGGTCTCATTGTCCATCTTAAAATGTGCTGCAAAATATACATAATTATTCAATACAAACAATTTATCTATTTTATATATTGATCTATTGTAAAAAAATAGTTTTTTTTTATAATTTTCATCCAATGTCCATATTTCATCATCACTACAAAAAAATAAATTTCCTCTTTCATCAAAACACATATCTGTTATTTTAATATCGTTATTCTCATATAATGTAACATCATTACTATGATCAATCAATTTCATATAATAATGCGAAGATCCATTATATTTATGATTTACAAAATAAGCAAATTGTGTCTTTATATAATTTATAACAAAGACGAATTTTTTCTTACCAGTTTTGTTAGTAGAGTAAAGAGTTTTTTGCTTCCCATTCGAGTTTTTGTAATAAAATAAACCATTTTGATTACCGGTCACTAAAAAATTTTCATCTTTGAAAAAATTTTGATAAAAGAATATTTTATTTTTTTTGTCTAGTATATTTTTGTCTTCTACAATAAAGTCAAAACACATATCTCTTTCATAATCATAAAAAAAAATATCATTATCTTCTAAAAATATTATTATTTCCTTTGGATATCTACTAAATTGAGCGTGTATGATAGTTGAACTAAAATTTTTTATACAATAAATATTATGGTCTTTGAAAACAATTAAGACACTTTGAATAAATAAAATGTAAATATCCTTAAAATAATCAAGTTTTAGATTGTAAGATGGTGCTAGAAGTTTTTGAGTAGAAAAGGGAAGAGCTTTGAAGAAATTTTCACAAGTCTCTTTATTATCTATTTTTGTCAAAATACATTCCCAAATATCATTCGGTATATCCATCTTACTAACTTATTGAAGAAAAAAAATTAAAAATTAAAAATAAAAAAAATAAAAAATAAAAAATTGATTTTTTTAAATATTGTGTTATAAATGTTAAAAAATGCCATATGCAAAATATAAGCACGAATACATCCACAATATCCCTTCACAAAAAGATTTTGATGAGATGTATTCAAGTATGGGAGGTGGCATATGTTATCCAAAATACCAATTTAAATGGATAGCTAATAGATGTAATAATAAAATATTTGAGGTGTCTTTCAATTTAGAATTACAATACTATTATGCAGGTGGATTTGAGCTGCTTAAAATTAAAGACGTTGAATTTGACTGTTTCATAGAAAGTAAGAAAATTTTAGATAAAGCCATTCGAGACATAATTGGCTCAGAAAAAGATATCAAAGATTTCTACGATATTTTGAGTGTAGAATATAAAAGTCCTAGAAAATTACGTTTATATGAGCAATTTGATGATAAGGCTGTAAAAGGAAGATTTATTTGTCACGTTTTTATTGAACTTTTCAATAAAATTGGATCTATGTATAAATAATTATAATTAAAAAAAGTAAATGTTTAAGTAACTATACTCGCACTAACCATAAAATTATCACCCTGTATTTGTGTTTGAGTATTTTTATCTGTGAAATCTTGTTCAGTACGCATATAGCTTTTTCCTAATCCAAAAAAATGCAGGATGCAATGATACCAGCGATGTTTCCTCTTGTATTCGACATATCTATCAATTTCTTTAGTTAATTGTGTGTCCAAGCATAAAATTTCACTATTAAAATTTATGCTATCAAAAATAATATCTTCTTTTAATTTATTTAATTTTACCATATCTTCTTTTTTATCTGCATCTGGGTTGACAAGAATTTCTGTTATTTTATTATATGTCTCGTTCAATTTATTAATTTTCACTTTCCAAAAATTCCTTTTTTTCTTGATCTCTGAGAAAATATTAGTTGAAAATAATTTGGGATATCTATATCTTATAGTTTGTGGAATAACAAATTGATTTATTTCTTTTATTTCAACTATATTTTTTTCCAAACTATCTATGAAATCATCCATTTTCTTTCCTAAAACTTCCTCTGTATTAACTGCTAGATCCGGGTTGTACATTATTTTGCCGGAGAAAAACTCACATTTTGTTTGCAACTTATCGAATTTATATGCACTTACTCTATGAGCTTCTGCCTTCGCATCTAACTTCAAATAAGAAATCATAGCCAAAATAAAGCTATTAAGTGCTGTGAAACCAGAGATAACATATTTACTGTACACAGTATCCCCCATCGAAACACTTAAGACAGTGCAAACAGCGGAGATGCATATTGCAGGTATCATTAAAACGTTCAAATTATTTTCACAGTGAACTTTTGACTCAATATATAATATTTTTTGACCTTTGAGGTAAATTGCGATTAAATCGAGTGAAGATGAATATCGAGTCTTATAAGCCCAGTATGTTTTCTCTAGTTTATCGAAGAAATCCCTAAATGAGAGAATATCTCGATTAATCAAATTATTTTTAGTCGTTTCAAAAGGTTTCACTATTTTCACTAGATCAGATGGCTTAAACGCTACAACTGCATTATTTTCTTGAGGTGGTGGATTTGGTTGCGATCCTTGAGGTGACTGTGGTACCTGAGGAGATTGTTGTGTCATTCTCATCGATGAATCCATTCTTCTAATTTGTGGATTGCTTAAATTTGGAAGTGGTGGAGGAGGTGGAGGTAAAGGAGGGTTCACTCCAGCTGCTGGGTCTGCCATTAAATATAAAATTAAATTTATAAATAATTTTATACGTTTATTATGATTTATTCATTGATTCATTTATTTTATAATATTTTTTAAGCCAATGTAATGAGATCTCCATCTTGCAAAATTCGATAGCTATCTTGGTCTATAACTATTCCAAATAATCTTCCTATAATACGATGTTGTAGTTCTCCAATTGTTGTTCCCTCTTCCACATACCATTTCAAACAGTGTGTTCCAGTCTTAAAGAAATTTATTTCCAGCAATTTCAAATCTAAATCCAGCCTATCCTGGGATTGGATAAAATAATCACTAATTTTTTTATTGTCATCTAATATTTTGTCCTTGTATGATAATTTGAGCAAATTGATTGGAATTTTATGGTGCTTATTGATTGACTCTTTTAGCTGTGATATAGTATCACTATGAAAGTTATCATCAATTATGCACGAAAATTTTCCAGAGACAATTTTCACAAAGAACATTTTATTATGGATTATATAACAAAAAAATGAATCATTTTTTA